TATGGGCTTGTGATTGTTCGGAGCAACCTGGTAGCTATGACTATCTTCACTTAGGAATTTGATTCTCTCTCTCTGCCTTAACTATTAGGCAGACTGAGGGACTCACACCCTCACAAATCCCACCATTTAATTTTTTATTATGCCTGATGTAATTTTTAATTTTGGAGGTACTTCTAAAGAAGTAAATCTAAAAGATATTAATTCTGTCGAAGATGTTGCTTCCAATATGAAGGAAGTAATTAAGAAAGAAAAAAAATCAGAGGAAAAATCAAATGGCTAAGCCAACAAACGCATCATTGACTGCTGAACTAGAGCAGTTAAGGCCAGTTAAAGAACAGCTTTACAGTCTATGGATTGTGCTTGCTGTCGTGTTCACTCTTGGAGTTTTGTTCTAATGACTTCTAACAACACAGACCACTGGCTTGAACCTATCAATCGACCAGGCATTAAGAACCTGGACGAGTGGGAGATAATCAAGCAAGACCTGAGACAGGAAGAAGTTAATCTTCCTGAAAAGACAGTGTATGAACGTGCCTTCATCCCTGGTTGGGATGATTAGACAGACCATAGGGACAGCGTTAGGTTTAACAATCTACGCTGTCCTTTTTTTATTGCTTGCTAATAGTCCAGCAGTACAAGAACCATCACGAGGTAATGAATGGGGCCAACTGAATCAACCAAAAAAATCACCTGTAAAGATGGTGAGTGCGTAGTGACTGAATACTTTGAGCCAATGCGTAAGTATTCACGCACTGGCAAAGATGGCAAGCTCATTAAATGTCCAGTGTGTGAGTCAAGCCATCGTGTCTATCACCTGGCATGGTCAGCACTTACATGTCAGTCATGCAAATCAGATGTTGGTAAGTATGACTGGATGATTGAGCGTGAAGTTATTTATTCCAGCTATTAATTATGGACAAGCAGTTAACTAAGGCAACAGGATCTATCACAATCAAGTTCACTGCTGAATGGTCGTGGCCTGAAGAGATAGAACGTAACTGTTCAAATGTTGTTAATGCAGGCATACGAACTGCCTTAACTGATGAAGATTTTATCAAGTTTAATTTTGATAAAGATAGCTTCATCACATACGACTAATTACCGAGGGATAACAGAGCGGAGTATCAAATTGATCAGGCGTGCCAACCCTCGATTACTCAACAGTTCTTTAACCGAATCTAATTATGGCTTACGAAAATCCAAAACAGTCCAATCAAATCAGCCTCAGGCTTGACGATGATGTAAACAAAGTAGTTGATCAGCTACGCCAAGAAGCAATCGCTGAACAATTAAAGATCAGAGAAGAAGTAGGTGCTGAAAGGTTTGACGCTCAGTTTGGCAAGCCAACACCACCAACCAGATCTGAACTCTGTAAACGTGTTCTTCAAACAGCTATTAGAGATAAGGCTGCATCACTGGGGGTAACTGTTGATGTCTAACAAGCTTGATAACGTCAAGGTTCAGACAACAGTTGGTACTACTTACGATGCAATGATTAAAAAACTTGCAGAGTTAAAGGGTATTACTGTCTCAACTATGTATCGGCAGGCAATAGAAGTCTATTGCTCTTTTGAATATGCAAAAGAGTTAGCTGTATTACAGAGTCAACGCAATGAATCTTGAGTTGCAACTACAGCTTGAGGATGAAATGTTTAATAGCGGGAGAAACTTCTCTCGCTTTAGGCAGAACTATCTCAAGAAGACTAAGGCTGAGTCTCTTTCCAATGCGGGAGAGACTCTTTCTTGTGTCGGGTTCACTAAGATTATTGATCACGTCGATCACATAAAAAAAGAGGTTGAGAGTGGCAAGGCAGGACAAACCTATGCACTACTCAAACCTCTGTTATCCCTGAACTCCCAAACAATAGCAGCAATAGCAATAAGAACAATCGTTGATCAGTTGACTTGTTCACCATCGCTTCACCAGATCAGCAAATCTATCGGTGATCGCTTATGGATAGAGGCAATGCTTAACAAGTTAAACAGCAAGGAACTTGCAAGGTTTAATCAAGTCAGCAGGCAGAGACAACGACATAAGATTGAGAACTTAAAGAGGATAGAGGGTGCTGAGATATGGCCTGATAAGGAGAAGATAGCTTGCGGTAATCTGTTGGTTGAGATTGTAGGTAGAGAGACAGGGTTCTTAAGAATTGTTAGATGCGATGAACCTAATAAGAAGAAGAGAATTGTTGAGCCAACAGAAGAGTGCATCAAGTGGATAGCTGACGTTAATCACAGGCAAGAACTATCAACGCCTCATTACTTGCCTACTATTATCACGCCTAAGAAATTTGATAAGGATCTAGTGAGTGGGTACTACAAATATCCTTACGCTTTATTTAAAACTAATAATGAATTGATAGCTGTGAACAGCAAGGGTGATGAACAATATATACAGGCAGCAAACATACAAGGTGGTGTGGCATGGAGGATTAAAAGTTGGAGCCTCGACCAGGTGGAACATGCTTATAACTTAGGACTAACTGTTGGTGCATTACTACCGATGAGTGGGTGGGCAACGCCACCATATCCAAAGCATTTAGATGAGGATCACCCCGACATAATTAAATGGAAGAAGACAGCAAGAAGTATTCATATAAGAAACGAGAAGACCAGAGGCACAAGATTATCTAACGCCATACTTATTAATGCAGCCCGAAAGTTTAAAGATACGGATGAGATATTCTTTCCTATCTCTATGGATTTTAGAGGTCGGCTCTATTACAAGCCGCCTTACCTGAACCCACAAGGTAATGATGTAGCAAGGTCACTACTTGAGTTCAGTTACTTCACCTATATACAGACAGAAGAACAGGCAGATTGGTTGCGAATACATGGAGCTAATATGTATGGCCTGAAGTCAGACAACAGAACAAGGTGTGACTGGGTACTGGAGCATGAGCAGTTAATCATACAGGCAGGCAATGATCCTTGGCTTAACTCTCAGTTCTGGATGAGGGCTGATAAGCCTTGGTCATTCTTATCTTTCTGTCGTACCTATTACGAGTGGAAACAAGAGGGGCCGACATATAAATGTCGTCAAGTTATCTGTCAGGACTGCACCTGCTCAGGAATACAGCACTACTCAGCAATACTTAGATCAATAGATATGGGTGAGAAGGTGAACCTGGTGAACTCAGATAAACCACAAGATATATATTCAAGCGTGATGTCTGAGGTTAACCAAAGACTTAGGAAAGATAACAACGAACACAGTAGAAAATGGTTAGCACTGCAACCTGATCGAACGCTTGCCAAGAATGGAGTGATGACACTGCCTTACTCGGTTACTTACTTAGGGTTCTATAAGTTTGCATATCAATGGGGTATCAAGAGAGCAAAGGAGTTATATGGCAATACGAACTGGCTTACTAAGGATGGATCAATGAAGACAGTACATTACATGGCAAAGATATTGCATCAAGAAGCAAGTGCAATGATACAACCAGCAGTACATGCGATGCGTTGGTTTAAGGCAGTAGGCGTGAAGGCAGGTAAGAATAATATCCCACTTGAATGGGTTAATCCTGCTGGTTTAGTAGTACATCAGCAATACAATAGTACAAGGAATACAAGAGTTAGGCTTAAGTATTTGTCGGACATACATTTAGACATTAGGGTACAAGAAGACTGTCCCACACTGGATACTTCTAAGATGGGCAAGGGATTAAGTGCAAATATATTACATAGCTTTGATTCTGCCCACATGTGTGCTACAACTATTAAGGCAGCATCCAAAAATGTTATAAACATTGGAGGAATACACGACTGTTTCTTAACAACTCCTAGTGAAATGAGTGCATTAAAAGATGCAGCAAGAGAATCTTTTGCTGACATTTATAAGCACGACTGGTTGACTAGGATTAAAGACAAGTTGAAATCACAACTCGACTTGGAATCACAAGAGGATCTACCTGCTGAGCCACAGCTAGGAACATTAGATCTAAACCAAACCCGAAACTCTACTTATTTTCTTACATGAACTATCAAGAGATCTTGCCAGCTATTCAAGTGATGACACCTGAAGAGACTTTGCTTTCATATTGTTATTTTGTTCAGCCTGATGACAAGTTTGAACCTGAAACTCCTGCTGCATACAAAGCAAACTTGTATCTACCAGAAAAAAATGCAAAAAAGATAGAAACTATTCTTGATGCTTACTGGCTAGAGACTAAAGCCAAGCTTAAAGAATTAAATCCTAATAAAAAAGCTAATGATTACAAGTTAAACACACTGCCTTGGAGATGGGTTGACTCTGATGACGGATCAAAGCAAGCAGACGACATCAAGGCGTTAGGTTTAGACAAAGCTTTCTTTATTAAAGTCAAGCGTCCTGCATGGAAGACTGACAAGCAAGGAAATAAAAGACCTAACACACCACCAATATTATTTGATTCATCTTGTCAAAGGAATAATGGCAAGCTGATTCCTTTAAGTGATGACGAAAAGCAGCAGTACATCAAGATTGGCCCAGGTTCTACAGCAGAAGTAGGTATATGGGCTAGGCCATACAGCAATGTAAGTACTGGTGTGTCACTGACTATTGCAGCAGTTAACATCAAGAACTTTATTCCTTTTCAGAATCAAGTGAACTGGGAATTTACTGTCGATGAAGCACAACAATCAGGGACAGGAACCCCGTCAACAAATGACTTTGACTTTTAATTATAGGAGCAAGTTCGAAGCACGAATAGCCGCTAGTCTTATTAAAAAAAATGTTTCGTTCTCGTATGAATCCGTACTCTTACCCTACGAAATCCACTCAAAGTATTGCCCAGACTTTGTATTTAAAAATGGTGTCGTTTGTGAACTCAAAGGAAAATTCTCCCAAGAAGATCGACGCAAAATGGTTGCAGTTAAGACGCAACATCCCAGTTTAGATATAAGAATCTGCTTTCAGAACGCAGCAGTCAAGCTAACTAAAAAGAAAAACTCTATGACTTATGGCGAGTGGGCTACTCGTCATGGGTTCAAGTGGAGTAGC